AAAATCAACACTAGGCAGGTTTTGGAAGGATCAAGAAGTCAACGCGCTTACTGCGATACTTGGACTGAGTCAATTGACTTTGTTTTTGATGGAGTGGTAACTGACGAGATTTGCGAAAGAATTGTAAAAGCAATGCACTCTGCAAAAGTTCTTAGGCCAGCACAAAGTTCTCGCGGAGCTTTGCGCTATAGAGATGCCGACAAAATTGAGCGCATTGATGTAGAAAACAAAAAGGTTCTTATCTCTTGTGTTGAAAACATTTGCGACTAACGCACAACATTCTCTACAAGGGCCACGAAAGTGGCCTTTTTTTTGACTAAAAATAATTAAAATATTTTGTATAAATAGTTGTACAACGACACGGGATTAGTATTATAATGATCCCATCTTAAACAAAACAGGAATGAAAGTATGAGAGAAAAACTAGAGAAAGATGAGTTGGATCTTGAAGTCTACACAAGGATCAAGAGGGCTGAGCAAAGATTCAACGGTCAGTTTTTTACCAAGGCTGCAAAGAAAGACGCCATGGGAGATCTTAACTTTGCTTACGATTTGCTCAGAAGGGAAGCGTTCGCTAATTTTGCAGATGCCGTTGACCGGGAAGAATTCTTTGCTACTCCAATGAATAACTTTCCTTATGACTTGCATCAGGTGCGCGAAGCAAAGCACAAAGACGTTTTTGAACAGTACGGTGATTGGGATGCAGTTGTTGAGCTTGTCGAGCTTCGATCGTTTTACAATAGTCAGGAAGTTGTGGCTAAGCCAAAAGCAGTCAAGAGCGAAGGTCGCAGGACAGAGCGATCTGCTAAACACTGGGGCCACTGCCAGCTTTGCGGACGCAAGCACAAGCTGGACGTCAGTGACAACACAATAGCTGATCACGGTTACACGGTAGACGGATGGAGATCTGCCGGATGCGATGGTTCTTTTTGCTTACCGATTGAGTTGTCATGCGAAGAAGTTAAAAAAGAAATTAGCAGGATTAAAAAAGATCTTGCTGAATATCAGGAAATGGAGCGTAAAGGCGAAAAGGTTGTTGAAGGCAAAATCTCTTTTGGATCTAGATCTGGTGAAATTATTTACGGCGAGCCTTCAAATCACATTCGTAGGTGCGAGTACAAAATAGAGTTGTTTGAGAAAAAGGTTGCAAACTGGAAGCCTGTTGCGATCGAAGACCTTGAAGAAGTTTTGTATGACGACGATGTTGCAGACACAACTCTTCGATTGAAAGAAACATTCTCTTCAAGCAAAGAAGCTAGGAAACGCGCTGAAGAGTTAAAGCTTGAAGGCTGGAGAACTAGAGTTTGGTTCGATCGGGTTTTCAGGGAAATGAAACTAACAGCAACGAGGTCCGCGTAAGCGGGCCTTTGGAGGGAAAGCATGAATAACAAAGAACACAACACAGGATACGGTTGGGTCATCAGGCCACCAGCAAGTCTTCTTGAGAGGTCCGAGAAAATTGACGACAGCCCAGACGCTGCTTACATAGAGATCTATTATCTTGACGGCCACGATTGGGTTTTAAACTTTTACAACGAGGGTGGCACAGCTCTTTACATTCTGGGCAACGAAGACGAGTACCCATACCCTGAGTACTTCTATCGCAAGCGTGAAGCGATTCAGTCAGCCAGCAAGTATTTGATGGAGTCTGGTCGTTATCCTCACCTGCAAGAAATCAAGGTGTTCGGTAAGGATGGAAACTTGCAGCGCACTATCCAACAGGTCGACGCATGGCGAAGCGCCGGTCCTGCAACTAAAGCCAGCTAAGGAGAAGCAATGGAAAAAAAGAAAACATTAAGCGATGAAATCTCTGAGGGACTCAAGAAGTTCCAAGAGAATGGCGGGGTGATCCAAGAGATCCCTATTGGCGCCAGCGCGTTGAGGGACAAAGGTGTGTCTAACCGAGTTAACCGTTTTAAGATAGGAGAGAATTTTGCCCGTTTCAAATAAGAAAAAATATTACAATCGTGTGCGACGCACTTGCCTGTTGTGGAATATCGAAATTGTGTTTATCGGAGAACATAAAAACTATCGTAGGGTTGAGCTTAGAGTTGTGAAGGGCAACCCGCCTCACACAACTTCACAGTTGCTGATTAGCCAGACTGCGGATGACGCTAGTCCGCTCAACATCGATTGGAAGAAGTTCCACAACGAATTGACTGATTACGGTTTTGTTGGGGGCGTAAAGTGAAGAAAGAATTTGCAAACATTGCGATCGCAAAGGATGTAGCCAATCGGATGGACCGCGCAAGAGACTCGATGTCCAAAGCGTTTGGTTACACCTTGTCGCGCACCCAGTTTTTTGAATTGATGATTGCCAAGATGGAGGATGACATTAAGAGCAAGGAGGCAGTGAACCATGGGTAGCCCTAAAAAACAGATTCACAACATATATGGCTACTGCCGAGTGTCGACTACTGAGCAAGCCGAAAATGGCATTTCGATTGAAACTCAGAAAGAATTTATTTCAGAGTTTGTCAGGGAGAAGTTCAACCTTGAGGTAACCCAGTGGTTTATCGACGCCGGAGTGTCTGGCACTGTCCCGATTCTTGAGCGCGACCAGTGCCGCGCAATGACAGATGTCATTGACGAACATGACGTTGTAATCGCAACCAGAATCGATCGATTGTCCAGAAGCTGCAAGGACTTACTTGCGACCATACCCAAGCTTGAAGAAAGCGGGATTACGCTTTACCTGTGTGAGCAGTTTGGCGACATGCCGGTTGTTTATCCTGCGGACCTGAAAGCTAAGGGTTTGAATTCGAAGTACGACATGAACACTTTGGTCAACAAGATCATGCTGATGGTGTTATCTGCTGTTGCGGAAATGGAGTTTGAAAACACCAAGAAAAAGTTTGCTGAAGGCAAAATATCTTGGGCGCAACGCGGATACGCGATCGGAGGATCGGCGCCGTTTGGATTCCGGTTTGAGGAAGAGAAGATGAAAAACGGTAATCGCGTCAAGACCAGAAAGAAACTGGTTGAGGTGCCGAAAGAGCAGGACGTGCTTAAAACCATCCGCAACTGCGTGAAGCGAGGCTTGGGTGCGCGTCGTATCGCTAGGCAGATACAGAACACCCACCCAGAGTTTCCTGATTTTCATTATCGTAAGGTTGAGCGGATCCTTCAGCGCAAGCATCAGGGTTTGCATTTATCTCATTAATGTTCATCATATGGTTATGACTGCTGTAGAAAAAATAAATGAATCGATCGAGCGAGTAGATGCGATGCTTGAAAGAGATTTTATGACCCAGCCTGTGCGAGAAATTCTGACAGAAATAAAAGGTTTGTTGGAAAGCGCAAAGGCGGACCTTAGCTAATGGCGAACATAACCGGCTGGGGCAGAGGCACTTGGGGGCAAGGAACTTGGGGTGAGCCGATTGGCGTTGAGC